ATTCGAGATCCAATGTTTGCCGTCTTCTACTCTCATGATTTTTCGTTTAGCAGCACAGATGAACGGTGAGCCGTCCGGGTGCCATAAGCAGCGTCTCTTCGCCGCAATCGACCGTCGTTATTCGTTTGTACTGAAGCAGGTCGTGCTTCTCTACAACTGTGTCAAAACCAAGTCGCGGCTCGTCTTCAAAGCCGTTGTAGACATTCGTGCGAATGATCGAGAATTCCTCGTCAGAGTTTTCGCCGATCTTGCCGCCGCCGACGAAACCGTAAAAACCGACGATGTAATATTCCTTGACGATCTTCGATCGCTGTCCCGAGCCTTTCCGCGTCGCCCCTTGATCGGCCTCCATGATCATCCAGCCGTGGGCCGTGCCGTCATCTCGGCGAAAGTGTCCCGGCCACTCGGTAGGATCGTCATTGCCGATGACATTGAACGGCCACACGATCGCGTCGGCATATTTACCGAGGATGATCGTGCGGCACGCGGCCCTGATCTGAATGTCGAGGTTTTCGTTCATCGTGGCCTAGGTGAAACTCGCCGCAGAATTGTTTGCAGTGGTAAGCCTTGAGCGTCGGGTCCCGCAGCTCGTTTGCAGCAAACTGCTCGGCGTACAGTTTCGTCGCAAAGGCTCGCTTCCTGGTGCATTGCCGCTCTCTCAACCACTCCTGCTTTTTCACACTCCATGTACTTCTTGCCGGAGGATCTGCTCCAATGTCGGCAGGGCTTCTTTTGCTTCAAATTCCCACAGCGGGCGTTCCATTTTTTCCTCGAGCCACACCGGGTAAGGAAATCCATCAGCTGAGGCGTTGGTCCCGAGTAAACCTTCCAGCGGTGACGGAAAGACCTGCTGGATCGAGCCGATGTAGTTGCTGCTGTCGATCGCGGGCGACTCGCCCTTTGCCGATGCGATGTGGACCTTACCGCCTCGCTTGTACGACCGGCCGTGCTTCGGCTTGGCCATCGAGCCCTTGATTTCGCCTTCGAGATAGCCGATCCCTTTCTTGACGAATCGCTCAACGCCTTTCTCCAGGCCGGCGAATTTCGCTCCGGTACGATCGGTGATCTTGATCGTGATCTCGCTCATATTGCGGGGTCCCCTGCCGCGGCATCCGCGAGCGGGGTGCTATTGCATTTGTGCTCGAGTCTTAAAGACGGGACTCAGGCCGACCGGCTTTTGGCCTTTCTTAAACCTCCAGCGTTGATCGCCGATCGAGAACGCTACCGCTTTTAGCATGAAAGCCTGCGTCTCTTTCCAGTTGTCGTCGAGGATGATCTGGAACTGCCAGGAGCCGGTGTCGCGATCGGCAAAACCTGTCGTCGTATCGACCACGCGATGAGCTTTCCAGCCCTTCAGAAACTCCCCTGCTTCCACTTCACCGCCCGTGGGCGACGTCGTATAGACTTTCAAAGAACTATCGCCAAAGAGCCGTTCCCGGTGCCGGTCAAAGGCGTCACTCAAAAGCTGATTCTGCAGCGACATTTGTTTCGCCTACCGTGATCGATGTGCCCATCGCAGGGCTGGCCGTGCCGGCGTATTTGCGGACCATCCGCTCGCAGTGATCAAAGATCTGGTTGGCACTCATCCGGTCGCCGTCGAGGTCCGATGAGATCAGGTCCGACGCGGCTGCCATCTTCCATCTCCAGCCCTCGGCAGCAGCTCGCCTGAGATCGTATGTCGGCGTCCAGTCCTCAGCCGTTGGGGCGAGGCCGTCCACGTCCTCCTTGCTGAATTTCGTCAGCAGGCCGTCGATCTCAGTGTCAGAAAGCGTGGGTTTTGAAGCCCACGCCAGCATCCTCTTGAGTGTCAATTTGGCGACTGAATCGGCCATCGGATCGGTTAGACATCCGCCTTCGCATCGAGTGCAGCCTGCAGGTCCGTCTGGTCCTCGAGGTCGCCGGTGATCTCGCCCCAGGCCACGTCATGCGGCACCGGACGAAGGCAGGGCGTATCTGTCGGACCGTTCGCCTTGAGCAGACCGATCGCCATCGTCTCGTCTTCCGGATCCAGCTCGAATGCAAATGTGCTGCCATCCTCGAGCCGGGCGTTCACGGTCTTGATCTCGGTCGCGTTATTAAAAACCTCGATCGAGAAAGCACCATCGCCGTCCGTCTTGCCCGTCACACCAGGCGTTGTCACGCCCGCGAACTGCAGCTCGACCGACGTAGCTTCCCACAGCGTGCCGCCCGTGTCCTTGACCGTGCCTGTGATCGTCTGGATCGCCATTTATTTCTTTTTCGCGGACGGCACCTTCGGCTTCGGAGCCTTGGGCGTTGCCGTCTTGGCTTTCGCTGCAGTCTCCGTTGCGGGAGCCGCGGGAGGTGCATCGTCTGCGGACGAGGTCTCGTTCTCGGCTTCCTGGGTTGACGGCTCGACCGGGTCACCGGCGTCGTTGATCTGCTGAAAGCCGTTCTGACGCATGATCGTTGCCGCCATGCTGGTCTCCTCGACCTCATGCTCGACACCGTCGCCGCTGATAAATTTGACTAATGACATCTTTGACTCCTTCAAAAGGTACCGGGCGACGCGTTGCCACGCCGCCCGGAGGAAATTACATCTTCGGCAGCCGGTACGCCCGGATCGTTCCGGCCGGCGTCGACGACGCTGCCAGGAAGTTCACTAGGACCGTGCCGTCGTCCTGGAGGAATCGTGCCGACTCGAATGGGCCGATGATCCGCTTCGCGGTGCCGCCACCGGTTGCCGCAAGGGCAACAGCGAGGTCTGCTGCCAAAGGCGAGGGCGGATTGTCGCCGGCCTTGATCGTGACCGTGAGTGCGGCACCCGCGGTGTTGATGATCTCGAGGATCAGCCGGTCCATCCTGCCGCCGACCGCGATCGGGATGTCGCCATCCGTATCGAAAGCCTGCGTCGCCGGCTGAGTGACCACGCTGTTCATGAGGCAGTCTGTGACTGTGATTGCTGCTGGATTTGCCATAACTATTTAGGGTTGGGATGGGACGGTCCTCTTTTTGTCGAGACCGTCCCTATGCGGCTCCCAGGCCGCTCAGTTGTGATCCTGATTTAGGAGGCCGCGTTGGTGACCGTGCCGACCGCCCACGCTGTCGGGCGAACGAGCTTGCCGCCGTAGACGTGCAGGCCCTTGACGCCGTCGCCGAAACCCTTCTCCTTGCGGTAGGTCTCGACCTTCGAGATCTGCTCGGCGTAGCTGTACGCCATCGGGTGGCCGGCGATGATCTTGTACTTCGTGCTCGCGGCGATCGGAGCGTTGTTCGACTTGAGGATGCTGAAACCAGCGGCCTCGCCGATCTGCCCGTTTCTGAGCGTCTGCTCAGCGTTCATTCCGCCCGTTCCGACAAAGCGTGTGTCCTTCAGGAGAGCACCGTGGAAGAATGGCGGCACGACTGCAAAGCGTCCCTCACTCGGGATATTCGCCTCGTCGAGCTTCACCGACAGGTTGACCAGGTGGTCGTAGGCTGCCGAGGCCGCAAGCGCCGCGATCGGTGAGCCGTCCGAGCCGACCAGGTTGCCCGCGGGCACCAGGCTGTAGTTCGCCGCGATAAACTGGTCCGCGACGTCGCGCAGCTTGTAGGCTGCACGGCTCATCGCCTCGTCCATCGCATTGACGTTCTGCTGCGTCTTGTCGAGGTCGTCCACGACAAAGTTGAAATACTTCGCCTGGTTGATCAGCAGCGTCATCTCGGCGTCGGTCAAAACCTGAGCCGTGATGTCCACGTCCTTGACGTAATCGCCGATCGTAGGATCGCCGATCGACCCGATCTTCACCGTGTCGCCGGCCGCCGTGATCTCGCCTTCGTAGTCGCGATTGACGACACCGGTCTGACCGTAAACGAGAGCTTTCTCGAGAGCGGTAAGCAATCGCGAAGCCCAGACTGATGAAATAAAATTGAGCATAATTTTGGATTATGTGTGTGGCCCGTTAGTCAGCGGCCATCACTTTCTTGACGTCTTCCCAGTCAAGAGCCTGGATCTCCTTCGGAGCCATTTTTGCGAGCTTCTCTTTCGTAAGCCCTCCGGTAGGTTTGGCCTGCTGACCGGCACCGCCGTCGATCGTCTCGCCCGGCTTCGCTTCGCCGAACTGGTCGACGTAGTCTTCTTTGAGGCCCTTCACCAGGGCGTCGAGATTTTTGATCTTGCCGTCGTCGGCGAAATCGAGATCGCCCTTGACAGCCTTCCAGAGCAGCTCCGGATTCTTGGCATCCTTCAGAGCCTCGAGGACCGTGTCCTTCGCATCACGCAGCCGGTTGGCGGCACGTAGATCGTCGTTCTCTTTCTTGAGGCGTTCGGTCTCAGAGAGATCCTTCTCCTCTTCAAACTTTTTCTTGGCGTCGGCCTCAGCCTTTATCGCCGCGGCTTTCTCGCGGGCCTTTACTTCCGCCTCGGTGAATGTCTTCGACTTCTTGCCTTTGCCGGCATCGTCGTCGTCGTCATCAGCCGTCTTACCGGCCGCAGCTGCCGCCTCTTCCGCGACTTTTGCAGCCGCAGCTTCCTCAGCGGCCTTTGCGGCCGCGTCACCTTCACCAGCTTTTCCGGCAGCCGCAGCTGCACCCTTTCCTGCCATACGGTGAGCAGATTAAAGGAGGTTTACCCCTGACGAAACAGTGGTTGGAATGCTTTAGCGGATTTGGAATAAATGGAATGAATGAAAAGGCCGCTCGTGTCGGAGCGGGCCGGTATATTCCAGATTTGATATCGTCAAACCTCTACTTACCTGGCAGGACATCGGCGAGTTTCTTGGTGTAGACGCGACGGCCAAATTCTTTACTGGTCGCGTAACCGACGAAGTCTTTCAAAGAAACCTCGCCGCGATCGTGAGCAGCAAAAGCATCTTTCCCCAGGATCATTTCCTTGACCTCGTCGCCCTCATCATCAAACCAGTCGATGCCGAGGATCCGGTCCGGACGTTCCACGCCGATGATCACCGGGATCATCGTGCACCGGCAGTTGATGTGCTGAGGGAATGGCTCCGCGAGCTTATGCATCGAGCCGTCGAGAGCGAGACAGACCGGACAGGTCCGAGGGCTTTTGGACGCGACCCATTCCCAGCCCGAGATGACGTCCGAGTTGTCTTGATAGATCTGCAGCGTTGTCGCGCGTCTGACCCGATTGACCTCGGTCCTCGCCATCGCGAGAGCTCGCGTCCGGGTAATGTCGCCCGCTTTCACCAATCGTCGGGCGATCGTTCGAAAGTCCGTGCCCGTAGCAACGGCTTTGATGATCTCGGTTTTGAGAGCTTCGGCGACGGCCGGCGCAAACGTCTTCTCAAAATACGCGGTCATCGGCGATCCGTTACCCATCATGCCGACGCCGTTCTCGATCGCTCGAGTCGGCAGCAGAGATCCGAGGCCCGGCTGATTTGGCAGGATCAAACGAAGGGTCTCGGATGTCTGGTCGACCGCGATCGCGATCGCCGCGGACTGCTCACGCATCACGACGCCGCGGACTCGCCCGCCAAACCTAATGACCTGCTGCTGGATCTGCGCGAGGAGTGACTCAAGTCGTCGAGATTTGAGCAGCCACGTTTGCGAGATCTCCTCGCCCGCGGCCGCGGCTTCGACGATCATCTTCTGGATCTCGGCATACTGTCGCCGCAGATCTCGCTGCAGCTCGCCATAGACGACGAGAAGCTCCCTAAAGGCAGCCTCTTCACGGTCGATAACACGCTTGCGGTGTTTTTTTAGAAGGTCGTCGAGAGCTGACATTATGCGGGCGGCTGCTCACCCGGTAGAGGAGGTATATCTCCTTTGTTGAACGACCGCACGGCAGCATCGGCCGCGTCGGCTTTTTGCTGCTGCATTTTCTCGATAGCATCCTCGCCATAACCGGCCTCGATCCAGAGCTGCTCTTCCGGGATGCCGAGCTCCTGCTTGACGACCAGGTTGTCGAGTTGCTCCTTCTCGCTGAGCGGAGCAGGATCCTCCCACTCGGTAAATAGCCGCACGTCCGGCTTGTTTTCGATCTTTAGTGCAAAGGAGATCAGGTCCTCCCACACCTGGCCAAAACCCTCCATCCGGTCGCGGACCTTTGCGAGGAATCGCGACTCGAGCTTCTCGATCGAGATGCCCGACTGAGGGAACGACGCACCGGTCAGCATAAAGTAGTGCAGCGGCGTACCCGTCACCATCGCGACATCCGTGCGAAAACCATCCTTGACCTTGAGGAATTGCTCAAGGTCCGTCGCGTCAAAATCACCAAACTTCGTCTCTGGATTCTCGGTCGTCCACAGCCTTTCGACGCCCGCCGTAAATGGCGGTATCGCTTTGCCGTCAGCGTCATACTCGATCTCGATGCCGGCCGCCCACCGCTGCCGGAATGATGCGAATTCCATCGCGACCATCATGTCGAGGACCGACTTGTTGAGAGCGTCCTGCGGTGCAAATGCCTGGGAGAGCTCCGAGTGGCCAAATGAACCAATATCGGCATTGTTGCCAAAATGGAAGATCGGCACGCGGCCGTAAGGATTAGGGATCGAGAATTCGCCCTCCGAGGTGTCGGGCTTAAACTCAGTCCAGGCGGTCATCTTCTTTGGCAGTTGGCCTGAGCTTTTCTTTGACGAGATATATCGTTCGATCCGGTCCGCGTAAAACAGGTTGAGCCGAACGAAGGTGTCGCCTTTCGCATTCGCCGAGGTCACCCAATACTTTGCACCCCATAGGACCTTGCCCGGCGTCTCTTCGTCGTAAAAGACGGTGCAGCTGTCGGCACGGTTGGGATAGATCGTCGTTTTTTGGTTCGCGTCGACCCAGACGATCGCGTAAGCATCTCCGTTGACGACTGCCTCGCGATGGATCTGCCGGCTGCGGACTCCCATGCGGTTTTCCTGCCAGATCTTCCAGGCATCTTTTGGGATCTCTTTCTCGCCGCTCGCCTCCTCGACCGAGAATCCTGTGATCGTCAGCTTGTCTCGCATCGCATCGCAGACAGCTGGGCACATGTTCAAGCTAAATTCGTGAAAGAGCTTGCCGAATGTGTTCTTAAATTTGTCGGTGGCAAATTGCAGGTCGTGGTCGCCGGCGTAATACTTCGCCGGCTTCACGTATTTCGCTGACTGTTCGGCGAGCCTTTTGACCGCGATCTCGATATCTGTGTTATCTGCCATTTCGATTTCTCATTTAACGGGCCTTGGACGTTGCCAGACCTTGCGTGCTGCCCCGTTAGGCGTCTTCCTGAAAAAAACGTAGTAGCGAGCCCGAGGGACGCCCCTGGGACACATGCCGATTTACAACCGTTGACCATTTCTGCTACTCTCCCCGACACGAGGTATTCAATGAATCTGCTGACTCAGTTCGCACGCAAGTATCACTTCTCAGTTCGCGGGCTCTCGGAGCTTTGCGGAGGATCAGGCGACAGTCGCCATCCTGGTATAAGCAAGAACACTATCCATCGCCTGATCGGCGATCACCCGGACGCGTATCCCGGACCGGATTATGTGCATCGGATCGAGCCCGCGATACGTGACGCCTGCCGCAAATATCTCGTGCATACCCTCGGCAAGAGTGAGAGTGATGCCGCATCCGAGGTTCCCGACGAAGGGCTGCTCGCAACCCCGCCCCAATTTACGCAGGAGATCCATGTCCCAAAAGGCTGCTCTGCTAACTACGTTTTCAAAGATCCTACCGGCAAGGTGCTCGCCGTCCATGCGTTCGCTCACATTTAGAACGCGTAAAGCTTGCCCGATTTCTTCGACAGCATACCGACCGCGACGCTCACGGCATCGACCTGATCGTCGTGGCTGTCGCCGTTCCCGGTGAAGACAAACAGTTCCGCGAGAAACGTATCGATCCACGGTCCGCGAACGAGAAAGACCTTGCCCTCCTCCGCGAGACTCGCCCACGCCAGGGCTCGCGTAAATTTGTCGGTATCGACCTTCACGGCCTTTAGCGGGTACCGGCGTGCGATCGGCTCACGCCGCAGGTCCTGGACGAGTGCCTCGCCGTGCAACGCTTTCTCGATGCCGTGCGACGTCCGCTCTTCGTTCTGCATCCGCTGCAGCACGTAACGCTTCTGCTCCGGGTACTCGATCCTCTTGCGGAAACCGTCCGAGATATAGAGATTGCCGTTCTTGTCGAAAGCGCAGCGGAATGACGCCGTATAGTCGGCCGTCGTCTTCTTCGAGACCGCGAGATCGTAGCCGCGGCACCATCGCAGGTTTGCCGGCACATGCGAAGCGTCGACGATCTTGTCTGCGCCAAACCAGTCCCGCTTGAACAACGCGCCTTCGCGCGGCGTCGGCCGTTGCTGATAAAGCCCAACAAATGAATATGTTCCCTGTTGTTTCTCGATGCGACGAAGGGCATCGATGTCATACCTTGCCGGGCACAAAGCCTCGCCTTCTTTTCGTTTTAGAGGATCGTTCTCCTCGGCGATCGCCGGCAGGCTGACGATGTCCCAATGCTCGCCGCCGTTCTTCATCTCCTTGATCAGCCGTCCGGCCAGGTCGTCGTCATGCCAGCGGGTCATCGTCAGGATCATAGACGCACCCGGTTCGAGACGCGTGTAGAGGTCGTCGTTAAACCATTCCCAGACGTTTTCGCGATAGGTCCCCGACTCTGCCTCCTCGCGGTTCTTGACTGGATCGTCGATCATGATCAGGTCGCCGCCAAATCCGGTGATACCGCCGCCGACGCCGACCGCACGAAAGCCGCCGCCGATCGACGTCTCCCACTCCTCGACAGCCTTGCGATCGGTCGCGAGCTTCATCCGCTGCTTGCAGATCCTCAAGGTCTTCCTCGAGAATTTGTTTGCGACCTTCTGGTTATAACAGCCGAGGATGATATTGAGCTTCGGGTTTTTCTCGAGGCGATAGGCCGAGTAGCGCACCGTCACGGTCTCGGTCTTCGTGTGCCGCGGCGGCATAAAGATCATCAGTCGCTTGCAGATACCGCGTGTCACGAGATCCAGCTTCGAGTAGAGATATCGCTGATGCGGCCAGTCCCATGTCCAGTTGGGCGTGACGGTCGGCAGCCACTCAGGAAACTCAAGCGCGTCGATGCCGAGCTGCTTTCTTGCGTCGTTCAGCTCGACTCGTATCGCCTGACGATGATCTTTTTTTGTGGCTTCTCTCATCGACGTTTCACCCACGGCCGATACCGCTGCTGCAGCTCCCACTTCGGCACTGGCGTTTTGAATCTCTCAAAACCGAGCCAGAAGATGATCATGAAAACTGCAGCTGCCATTTACTTGACCTCCACGATGGGACTGTCATAGTCCGCGTATTCCGGCAGCTCGATCGTCTTGCCGGCGAGCTCGTGAGTCGAGTCGCCGAGATACTGGATCTGGCCGTTCGTGATGTACGAGTGGCAGATTCCGTTCGGATGTTTTTTATTGAGATAGCCGGTGACCAGGAGCGACGGCGAGAACGTCGGGCGTTCGAGGTCGCCGTTAAAGGTCCAGCCTTTCAACATGTGTCCGCAGCCACACGCGAGGCAGGTGATCGAGTACTGATTCTCTCCAAACTCTTTAGCTCGCATCCTTCGGTCGATCGTCTTCGATAACAAACTCTCCCTCGGCCCACTCGATCAGCGCGTCTTCGGCGTCGGTCAATTCTTTTGCGAGTGCCGGCGAGATCTTCATTGAGCCCTTGAGTAGGTGCTTTAGAAAAAACACGAAGTTGGCGTAGTTATCTGACGCCTTATCGAGCTTCGCCAGGATCTCTGTCGATCGCTGCACGTATTTGTCGTGCTGATAGATCAGGTCCTTGCCGGCCTTGCCGACGCCGGTCGCGACCAGGTCGAGATAGATCAGTTTGCGCAGTGCCTCCACCTCGCCGAGTAAGGATTCGGCGGACGTCTTTGCGAGTGTCCCGGCCGTCGCGATATGCACCTGCAGGGCTTTATCCCAGCCGTGCTTCTCGATCAGTCCTTCGCGATGGTTTTCGCCGAGGCCCTTCGATTTCAGGCAATCCTTTCGAAACGACGTCCAGCCCTGGCGATGCATCTCCTTCTCGATTAGGTCAAACCGCTGACCGTTGTGATCGATAAAGAGATTGAACGCGAGCTTCAGCTCGTCCGGATGGAATTTGCGAGGTGCCATTATTCCCGTCCCGCCATGTGGTTGAGCTTTCGGGCGATATCCTTAAACGACTCGTCGAATGTGTCGAGGCGTCGATCGAGGGCCTCGCGAAACTCCTTTACCGCTTCCGCATTGTGGTGAACTTGGACATCGCCGGTATGCTTAAAAAGCTGGGTCCGCGTGTCCTTGAGATCGTCCTTTAGCTCCTTGACCTCATTGTCATAGTGCTTTTGAAGCTCGGCGATGTCCGAGGCATTTGCCGCTTTGAGATCCGCGAGGTCCTTTGCGTAGGAGGTCTTCGCGTCCGCGAGATCTTTAGCCCGTGCGACCTTTGCGTCAGCGCATTCCTCCGATAGCTTGTCGACCTTGCCCTGCAGACGTACCGCTTTCACGATCAAGCCGACGATCGCCGAGACGACCGCCAGCAGAATGGTAGGAGTTGCAAATGGTGAGAAGTCCATACTTCATGATTAGATTCGCCGTCGTCGGCGTGGCGACGGATTCACCCGCCGAGTTTCTTAAGGCGTTCGTGCAGGACGAGGATCGCGTGCTCGCATTCGTCGACACGGTTTGCGAGAGCTTTCAATGCTCCCTCGTTTTGCACATCGCCCTTGTCCTGGATGCTGCTGTTGACGGCCTCGAGCACCGAGCCGACTGCACCAGGAGCGAATGGCTTCGCGACGGCCGTGCCGATCTTTAGGAGGTCCTTGAGTTTGCTCATGCCTTCTCCGTCGCACCGACACCGTTACCAGCCGCGATGACATCCTTGAGTGTGTCCTTCGTTGCGGTACTAGGCAGGTTGAGGGCCGTGTTGACCTTCTCCTCATATCGAGCCTTGTTAAAGAGCGACCACAGGAACATCACGATCGTCGCCGACGTCGCGATCCACGAGGCCGCGGCCTCGGTAGTGACCCCTGTCTTGGCCGCGATCCACGCCGCCGCATACGGCAGCACATAGCGGATCACCACGAAAAGATATTGTTTGATCAGGTCCCAATTCATATTTACCTCGTTAAAACTCCCTCAGAACGACCAGCGTCACTGGCCGCTTTTTGCAGACGCTAAGGAACTGCAGAAACTTCGCCTCGTTCGCCGTGACCAGGCACGCGACCGACCAGTTCTTGATCACCGTCGAGTTGACGCCCGCACGGTGGATATTCGCCCCGATGACGTCGTTATGCTCCGGCCCGATCTCCTCCGCTCGCTCGTTCCGGTTGGCGTCGCGAAAATACGGAAAGCCTTGTCGCTGCACATACGCCGGCTTCTTTCCCTTGTGCAGCCCATAAACGTGCGAGCCGTAGACCATCGCGTCGCTCTTGAGCACCGCGCATCCCAGATGGTTGTAAACGGAGAAATGTTTTAGCCCGTATGACCCTGCGTTCGACGTGCCGTTGCGTGCCAGCAGAAACTTCGGCTGCTCGCCATCCGCGTTCACCTCGTAGGTAAAAGCCTTGTCGTCAAAGGCGTCGTACGCGTCAGCCTTGCTACGGATCCAGACGTCATACACGCCCTTCTTCCAGCCGGCAAATGTCGGCAGTCCCTCGATTCGCTTAATGATCTCTGCGTCCGTATACGCTCGCATTAGTCAGTTCTCCTGTTTCAAATTGCCGGGCGTCAGCGTGCGGCCGGATGAAGGCTGCGGGCTGTCGAACCCTGTCTCCACGACGGCGGGTACCGCACCCAGGCGCCCGACCTTTCAGAGCTACCTCAGCTCAAATCCAAAGATCTTGCACATGACGATCGCGATGCCGACAGCGATGTTCACGATGAGCCGAGTGATCCGATTCTGCATTCGCTAGGCCTCTCGGATCTGCGTAACCGTTTCCGACTTCTCGGGCCGCGTCGAGATCTCGTCGATCCCCTTACCGAGTAGGTCCTCG